GCACCTATCAAGGCTGAGGATGTAAAGAATATTCCCCATGAGAGTGACATTAAGGGTAGTAGGGTGGGAGATATGTGGTTTGCTGCGAAAGAGTCAAAGACTGAAGCTTTAAAATATGTAGCGGATGAGAACGTAAACGAATTTGATTTGTTCTTGATTGTCTACAACGGTGATAGAGCTGATGGGACACGCGACCTCCAGCTCAGAGAAATTCTTGTAACAAAAGAATAGCCTTTCATAAATAGTTTCACAGCAACAACTTAGCTACATAAACCTCCTACTTATGTCGATATTACAATATGATGAACTTAACGAAAGCACAACTTGAAGATAAAATACGCCTCTTGTATCATAAGCATCGGGGTAATGTAGCTGCAGTTGCTGCCGAGGCAGAGCTGGATGACAAATATGTTCAGAGCATCTGCCGTAAGATAAAGAAGAAGATGTCCATTGATGTTAATGAGCGTATTGCAGGAACATTAATGCAGCACATGTTTGAAGGGAATGCCCAGAGATTATATCATATTAATAAGACTTTAGAGCAGATGGAGAACATAGCTATCACAGTTGTCTCTAGTTGTTGTAAAGCAAATATTGAGACTATCGAAGCTGATGGTAAGATGTACTATGTTTGTACGAAGTGCCAAGATAACTGCGTACCTATAACCAAAACAGATAAGTCTGCATACGGTATGATGATGACAGCGGTGGATGCCCTACGTAAAGAGGATGAACTCCTTATTAAGTTTGCTGAGAAAATGGGTTACATTGCTACAGGTGAGAAGGTTGTGCCACAAAAAATCAACCAAAATATCATCGTGATGAACCAGAACAACCCAGCACTTGATGCAGGAACACAAGAAACACTAAATGACATTGCTCAGATGACAGCAACGGATAGGGCGGAACTACTACAAAACTTGCAGAAAGAAGTTCTTGATGTTGCAGAGGAGGGGAAATTTGAGTAAGGTTACTAGGTTGGATAGAATCATTGATGAAATCTATAAGATGGATTATATAGAACGCCCTGTATCTTTTCCTGAGTTTATAAGCAATCCAAAGTATTTAGGCAAGAGTTTTGATGGTGGTAAGAGTTTCTATGATTGCTGGCTTGATGCTTTAACAGGAGCTTTTGCAAATCCTTATGAACTTAATATTGTATTGACAGGTGCGATAGGTATTGGTAAGACATCTGTAGCTGCTGCAGGCTTAGCCTACGTACAATATTTAGCTATGAGTATGAAAGATATTCATGCGTATTACGGGAAGGCTAAGTTAAATAACCCTGCTATTGTATTTTTCTCATTAACTAAGGGTCTAAGTTCTACACTAGCTTTTCAGAAGTTCCAAAGTATGTTAAAAAACTCCGCTTGGTTTCTGGAGCGTGGGGTATTGAATCGAAATACTAAGACAACTATACTGGAATTTCCAGACCAGATTGATTATATTTTTGGTTCTATTCATGCACAGGGGTATGGTATCGTTGGTGCTGATGTTATTGGCGGAATGCTAGATGAGATTGCTGAGAAAAGTATTCCAGTTCCATCAAGAATTAAAATTTTGCAGGCATATACTGCAGCTATAGGTCGTCTGAAATCTCGATTTACTTACAATAATCAATCAATTGGTAAGTTATTTCTTTGTAGTTCTGCAATGGGTGATGACTCAGCTTTATCTACTTTGATTCAGGAGATGGAAGGGTCACAAGATACAAGCATTATTTCTATGCCCCGATGGGAGGCTCTTGCACAAAAGACTGAATTATCTGGGGAAGTCTTCCCAGTACTTGTTGGTGATGCTTATAGACCAAGTAGGATATTGAACACAGAGGATACTGAGGACTATACAAAAGCTTTACAAACGGGACTCCAGATTATTGAGGTGCCTATAGAGTACTATCAGAATTTCCAACGAGATGTAGTAGGTTCGCTTCAAGACATAGCAGGTGTATCTACTAAGGGTATGCGAGCATCGAAGTGGCTACCATCAGAGATATTTGCACTTAATTGTATGGATAGAGAAAAGGTTAATCCTGTACAACAGCCAACATTAGAGATAGGTCTCAAGTCGGAAGACACAAGATTAATAAATTACCTAAATCTAGATTTGTTAGAGAACTATAGTAAGCCTAGATTCTTATCGGTGGATGTTGCCTATGCAGCTGGTGGTGATGCTATGGGTATCTCTTGCTGCCATGTTTCTGGGTACGAGAGTAAGACAGTAGAAGATGAAGAGCAAGGAGAGATGATAGAGAAAGTAGTACCTATCGTACAGACAGACTTCATATTTAGGATTAAAGCACCTGCTGAAGATGAGATACCATTAAAAGTCTTTAGGCAATTAGTAGCTGACCTTTATAATGTAGGAATACATTTTGCTAAGATTACATCTGACCTTAAATCATTATCGAATGAATCCTTACAGATTCTAATCAAGCGTGGCTTCCCTGCTGAATATATGTCAGTGGATAAGAAACCCGACGCTTATCTAGCTTGGAAAGATATGGTACTAGAAGGTAGGTGGAAATGCTTCTACCATGAGTATCTGTTGTTTGAGATGAAGCATTTAGAGTTTGATAGAGCTAAAAATAAGATTGACCATCCTGATAAAGTTTCGGAGCAACTGGTTAGTGAAGCTGGTGTGAAAACCATAGTTCTTAAAGGTACTAAGGATATTGCTGACAGTACTTGTGCTTCTGTTTATTCCGCTATCCTACATGCGTCAACAGCATATGACCCAGATGCTGTAGCGGTACTGGCGAACAAATTAAAACAACATGTAATGAAGAGTTCTATGGGAAGTGCCGAAGATGAAATGCTAGGATTTACTCAAGGTTTGTTAGACGCTCAGCAAGTAACTAGTCTTTCTAAGAGAGGTTTAAAATCAGTGAAAGATGAAAGTACTCAACGCTCTAGCATATCACAACAATTCGCGGGGATTCTAGCACAGCAGGTGAAACGATAATGTTTTCAAATCATATAACAAGAACAGCTATCAGGATGATGTATAGGTGTAGGGTTGAACCAGATTCAGCATTCGAGGAGATAACTGTCCATTACGTGTTAACACACGCAAGCCATCTAGTTTGGTACATCAACCGAATGAACGAAGACATAGCACAGAATATCGCATACATGACCGTGCGATTTATTAGACAAGGGAATTTTAGTAATATTGAGAATAATCCTTCACAGGTTTGGGATAGGTTTAAGCGGCTGGTTCAGTGGCATAGTAAGAGAGCTAACTATGCTTACCTAACATATCCTCTTGAAGTGGTACAGAACCACCTAGAACTTGAGAAAAAACGACAGTATGTTCCCTGTCAAGAGCACTTATTAGACTTAGCTGATGAGTTTAGTAAACATATGAATAGTGGTCTCTATAGCGAGTGGCAACAAATCGAAGTTTATAATAGATTGTCAAGTAACCTAAATCAAATTCCTAATCCAGACAAAAAAACAAAACAAGCGTTTACTCAGAAAATGCACCGATGTTATGACTCATGGCATAAAGCCTACTTCAAAAAGGATTAAATAGTTGTCTTGCTTGTTATTATAGGTTATTCTATAGGAATAAATTATCGTCTACGCACATGTGGATTATATTGAAAGTTTAGAAATAACGTGCATTAGTTTATAGGAAGTAATATGGCAGAGACAGACTACGGAAAAGGTGATACACCAAGACCAGTTGATAAGATAAAGTGGGATAAAAATTACCCTCGAGTATATAAGAGTACTAATAAAAGTACCGAGCTTGTAGCAGACATTACTAATGGTGTACTAGAGGTAATACCCCTTAAAGTGGGGAAGGATTACCTAATTACAGGTTGTCGGGAATATCCTGAGTTGTTTCTTAAAAGGGGTTATTACAAACTAAAATCCTATGATAAAGCAACTGGGGACTTTGAGGTAGACTATCCAATACCAGATTCAGCTCAGGTATTCAATGTATACTACTACACGTTCCAGCCTGCTTAGTCGATATTATTATAGTAGTGAAACTATATCGACAGCAAACAATTAAGATAAAGAGACTTAACTAATGGCAAATGTAATAACAACATTACTCAAACACTTAACTAAAGGTGCATCATCTGTACCAGCAGAGGTTATAAGTCAACAACTTCATCAAATGGCACCTGAGGATATACAAAGGCTTCTACATCAAGGAGTTACCCCAGCAATGGTTCAGTCTATCTTGATGGATGAGGTGACTGAGAACTTTAATAGACAGAGCATCTATGACAATGTAGAGAAATCCTTAATACATTGGATGATGTCTTCTGCCGTAGAGTTATTCGCGGAAGAGGCTACTAAGTTTTCCGCTCTACAGAATGCAACTTTTTGGGTTAGTTCCCCTGACGCAGCAGTACAAGAAGAGTTAGAAGCTCTTTTAGCAGATTTAGAAATAGAGTCAAGGATATATGATTGGGCTTACTGTGTGTGTTTATATGGGGACTTATTTATTAAAGTTGAGTCTATCCCATCATCTGGTGTTGTTAGTATTGATGACACACTACACCCTCTATCTGTTACGAAAGCTTCATACAAAGGTAGAGTTTTAGGGTTTTATGAGACCAGTACTAATACAGGGTCAGCCTCCGAGAATACGCGAGAATTATTACCACCTTGGGAGTATGTACATTTAAAGTTAGGTGGAGCAAAGAAGAGAAGGATGCGACAAGGTGATTCATACATGGAATCTACTTCTGTCTTTATGATGACACCCGAAGCCAGACAAGTATCTATTGAGTATGGTACGTCAGTTCTACTGAATGGGTTACTACAATATAGAAGATTAAAGCTCGCTGAAGATAGTCTACTGATGACTAGAATAACTAGAGGTATTTTACGATACGTTTATAAAGTTAAGGTAGCAGGGGACAATGTAGAGTCTATTGGTTCTATTCTGGAGAGCTATACATTAGCATTGAAACAGGCTAGGTCAGTAGACACAGCAGAAAATGGTCGCGGAATGACACAGCAGTTGGATAATATGTCTGCAGTGGATGATATTATTATTCCTGTCTTTGGAGACTCAAACGATTTATCAGTAGAAAAAATTGGGGGTGAGCCTGACATTAAGTGGATAGTTGATATAGAGATGCTTCGTAATCAATTAGCAGCCTCTCTTCGAGTACCTACAGCAATGTTAGGTGCTTTCACTAATGAGGTCTCTGGTGCTTTAGGTTCGGAGAGTTTATCGAAGTTAGATATTCGATTTGCGTCCTCCGTGAGGAAAGTTCAGCGATGTATAAAGCTAGGATTAATGCAACTTTGTCAAACACATTTGGCGTTTAAAGGTATCTCACCTGACGTGGAATTCGATATTAAGTGTCAAGAGTCTAGCTCATCGGCGGAGATAGATGATTTAGCAGAATCACTACTCTCAAAAATATCTGTGATTGATAAGTTTATGGGTATGATTGATGACGTGACGAAAGATATAGACAAGGTTCAGTTGTTTACATATCTTAATAAAAAGTTCTTAGCTCTTGATGACTTTGACCTACAAGATTTTAGAGATATTTTCTCTCTGCAGGATGGAGATGATGTTTCTGAAGGACAAGAAAAACAAATTGCTGCTCTTATGGAGAAGATAGAACAGTCTAGTAAACCTCGTAGAAGTAATACAACCAGTCGCAAGACAGCTATGACAGTTGTCGAAAGGAAAGAGTGGGTTAAGGACTATGGTGACATGAAGGTAAGAATTGAAGAAGAAAAATAGTAATTAATGTTGCGTTACAATCAAAGATGTGATAGAGTATGCGACAGATAGCTGTGATTGATAGCAAAAATAAATTTAATAACTTGTACGTTTATGTTATCTACAATTTATTGTGTGCATGTTAGTTCAAATGTCCAGTAGGGAGTGTGTTACTTCTTATATATAGCAACTAAATCAATCACAGCTATTATTTATTATCTTATTAAATAGGAGCAATGTATGCAATATAAAAACGTAATCAGTCTAGACGACTTCTTCAATGTGTTACACGACTCAGAGCTTCCAGTCTTAGTTAAGTTTGGGGCGACTTGGTGTGGACCGTGTAAGATACTTTCACAAGCTATTGCGGATGCTGATTTACATGGACTCACCTTTGTTGAGATTGATATTGAAGAGGTTCCAGATGTAGCCAACTATTATTCTTTGATGTCGGTTCCCGTGACAATGCTATTCGTAGATGAGTTCTGTGTTTGGAATCATAGTGGAGTTTTATCAGCAACTCAGATAAAGGAAGCTATAGATAAGACTTTGGAAGCGTAAAAGTAGAATGTTATCATAAAGGAGTAGTGCATAATGATACACGAACCAAGTAAATACCAGCTGGATATATACAAGCATATCCAGCATAGTTCCAGCAACTTGATGGTAGAAGCTGTTGCGGGTTCAGGCAAAACATCAACAATCATGGAAGCCATACCTAGAATCAACCCTGATAAGTCCGTCCTATTGTTAGCCTTTAACAAGCACATTGCTGTTGAGTTGGAAGAACGCATAGAGGCATCAGACGTTACTAATGTAGAACCCCTGATGATTTGAAGATACATATGTCGGCAATCTGTAGCGACTTTGGTATCTGTCATGCGAGAACATTAACGTCCGAGCAGGTTGCTAAGATTTATAAAGCTTGTTTGGAAGATAAGAAGCAGGTGGACTTTGATGATATGTTGTATTACTTAATGCAATCTGATGTTGAATTACCTCATTATGACTATATCTTTGTTGATGAGGCTCAGGACTTGTCACCTATTCAGATAGAGTTACTAGGTAGACTCAATGATGATAATAACATGGTGGTAGCTCTAGGCGATACATACCAAGCCATATATGGTTTTAGGGGTGCAGATGCTACAGCTATGAAGAAGTTAGGGACTATGTTGAATATGGAACACTTACCCTTGTCGATATGTTATCGTTGCAATCAAGACATAGTAAAACACGCACAAGGCATTGTACCGCACATTGAAGCTGACGGTACTAGGGATATGGGTGGTGTCAACAAATTAACTATGTCAAGCGACTGGGTGGATTCTATACAAGACGGTAGCTTTGTCCTCTGTAGAACAAATGCACCATTACTTTTAGTTTTATTCTCTCTGTATAAAAGAGGAAAGAAAGCCAAGATTCTGGGTAAAGACTACGGCAGGAACATGTATAAGCTTTATAACAAACTGAAGAAGAAGAATGATACTATCTCTCAGTTAGTTGATAGAGTTAATAAGTGGGAGAATCTGGAACTATCTAGGTATAAGAAGAAGCGGGACTTCTTCAGGCGGTTGAAGATAACTGATGATGCTGAAGCACTGAAGCTAGTGATAGGTTCTTGTAGTGATGTAGGTGGTGTGGTTAATAAGATTAACAGTATCTTTAGTGATAGCAAGGCAGGCATTACGTTGTCCACTATACATAAAGCTAAAGGTATGGAAGCAGACTATGTTCATATAATTAGACCTGACATCCTACCTCACCCTAAGGCAGCTGAGGGTTGGCAAGCAGAGCAAGAAGAGAATATGCTCTATGTTGCAATAACAAGAGCAAAAAAAGAATTAAATTACGTGCATAAAGTTGACTAGGGTTGTCACTTAGAGTAGAATTAATGAATAGAATTTTAGCATTTAATTAGGAGCAATACCATGACACCAGACAAAAGAAGTGTAGTACTGACGGAGTGTAAGAACATTCAGGATAGAACTAGCAGAATTGCTTATGCACTACGTAATGGCATTCAGATGACGCAGAAGATGGCAAGCCGCTCACCATTCTGTACGACTAGACTATCAGCTTACATCTTTAAACTAAGGCAAGCTGGTATGCAAATCACCACTAAGCATAAGAGAGTTACAGCGTCAGATGGTTGTCCAGCTAACGTTGGGGTGTATGTCTATGAGAAACCATAAGATAACCTGCGAAACTTGTCGTTGGTTCAACCCACACGAGAATACCTCGACGGGGATATGCAATTTCCCGAAAGAAGAGCCTGCTAGTGTAGAGGTCTGTTGGTTAAGTAAGAACAACAACGCTTGTCAGCAATATGCACCTGTTTTGAGTTTTGCTGACTTAGAGCAGACACAACCGAAGGATTATACACAAGACAAAGATTACCTTGCATCTAGGAAGAAGCTTCAAGAAGATATTAATTCCCTTAAGTGTCTGGGGAATCTTCTTAAATGATAATCTATCGTGACTACGAAGCTGTGAAGTCCCACTTATATAAAGCAGCAATAGCCCTGAAGAAGAGACACAACTACTGCGAGGTAGAAGAGCTAGTCAATGCTATCTACCTCGCGGGCGGTGTGCTTACGGTGGAGAATCCCAAGTATATCCAAATAGATTTATTGAATTACCTCCTTTTGTCTGTAGAACTAACGGAGGAGGAGGATTTGATAATAACCGCAGTTTTTTACCGAGAAACTAAATTGAACAAGATAGCTAAAGATATGCGAATGTCTATAGAACAGGTAGAGATACACATAGAGGAAGCTCTAGCGAAGTTTCGACAACTAATTGGAGAATTAGATTTATGATTATTATTTCATTTGCGGGTAGGGCACAGACAGGGAAAGACACATCAGCAGCAATCATGCGAGAATATATAACAGCTTATAGACCTCAAGCACGCATAGAGACACTGGCGTGGGCAGACGT